TATATTTTATTGTATCAAACTTCTACCGTGATCAGTTTGGAAGCATACTCATGAGCATACGAAGTGCGGGCACCATGATGCCCCCAACCAATCCAACTATACGCATAGTCCATGTAACGATTGATAGACTTACCAGGTGTTTTCATCCTGTCTTCAATACGTTGCCATTGAACCTCAGTCGTTAGATAACGAAGTTGCGTATGAAGTGATGATGGAGAACCACCATACTTCTTAGCAAAATCACCCAATCCATAATATCTGTTGGCAGATGTCCATTGGATCAGTCCATAACCGCCGTAACAGTTATGCCAACTGGTCCTACTACCACCTTCGCAAATATTAGGCACGAATGTTGATTCCTGTCTAATATTGCCCATGATAGTAGCAAGGGCGTTTCTGTCTTTAATACCACGATCCTGGAAAAATGCCAGGGTAGCATTCTCATGTTCATTACACCCTTTACAAATTAGCCTTGTTTCTTTTGGCTTTGGTGCTGGTGCAACCTCGCGGATTGCTGTCGTCTCCGGTTCAAACTCTTTAATAATTGAGTAAGGTTTTGCATCCACTGGGGGAGGCGGACCTTGCAGTTTATAACTAGAGAATGGCAGTGTTGCCGTACTGGTTGTAACCGTTGCCAAGAGAGGCAGGGCTACTGTAAAGAAATTTTGCATTAACTCCGATTGAACTCTACATCCTAATAGAGAAAGCGCACTTCCCCTTTCTCAAGGGGCAATCTCCTAGGCTCTAATTGTCACTCAAGGACTAATAACGAAAAACCCACCATTTAGGTGGGTATCGACATTATAAGTTTTTATTTAGATTTTGTCAATCTTCTGGTTCTAAGGAAACAATCTCTAGTTCATCATCTTCTGGTTCGATCCATTCATAGAACTCAGCAAGAATTGCACGAGCATCCTCTTTATCGATACTCATATCAGAAGCACGGTCAAGAGACCACGACCTAACGTGAGCAACAATGTCTTCAGTCGTTGCGGTCATAATAATCTTTTCGGAAGTACCTGTTGAGGATGTTGCTATTGTAGTACCTAGGCGTTCCGTTGTCAAGGGATTCTGTGAGGACGTTGTGGGCAAAGAGTTGCCTTGTTTCTTCGAAGTTAGTTTTGCCCTTTGTTTTATGTAATGATAAAATAGTGCGCGTAAAATTCTCCCTACCATATTTTTCTACATCTTCTTTAAGTTCTGGACATGATCCATAGTATTTTTTCCAGTCAGACTCTGCCTTAACTTTTCTAGACTTTCCTCTCGGAGTGCGGAAACTCCAGAAATATTTTCTACCAATATAGTCACGACCAGTTGGGTTGCAATGAATATGGTATACAAAACCATAATGATCCAGAATATCACTTGAACCAAATTCTTTTCCATTGTAGGTCCAAGGATTTTCATAGTCAATATCTGTACTCATCAATAATATCAAGAACTTCGTTCAGATATTTATGAGCAAGACCTTTCATATCCATTTCTGGTCTAATGTGATCTTTATGAAGATTGTCCTTTAATTTTAAAACACGAACTTTGATTTCATCTTTAGTCAGTTGATTTTTGGACATAAAAAAAGAGGAGTGTGATCTCCTCTATCTATACAGATTTAGTTATTTGTACCTAACCATTCTTTACAGTAATCATAGTCACCAAACATAAACTCATCACATTCTGCAGCTTCTCTGTATGCGTTCAGGATTTCCTGTTCGCACCACTCATCATAATTGGAATCCTGCGAAAGTATTTTTGGTAACATCCTGTTTAATACCGCCTACAACATATGATTCTACCTCAGTTTCCTGGGGAGCAACCTGAAGACCTTTGGAAGAAATCCAGTGCTGAGTCCAAGGAAGTGGGTTATTGTTTGCTGAGATATCGTATTGGGGTTTTAACCCAATTGCTTTAAGTCTTCTATTTGCGATCCACTCTACGTATTGTTGAAGAAGTTTATCGTTCAGTCCAATCATGCTGCCATCTTTGAACAGATAATCTGCCCATTTCTTTTCTTCGTTTACAGCACGATCGAACATTTTATAGGTCCACTCCTCCTCTTCTCTCATGATCTTTTGCATTTCAGGATCATCACCTTCTCTCCACTTATTCAGAATGTTCTGAGTAAGTGCTAGGTGTTGGTTTTCGTCTCTTGCGATAAGAGAGATGATCTTAGCGGATCCTTCCATAAGCTTAAGTTCACCAAAGGCGAAACTACAAGCAAAACTAACGTAGAAGCGAATACCTTCAAGAATATTAACGTTTGCGACTGCTCTATAGAGTTTTCGTTTAACGTCATTGAGTGTTTCCTTTGCGTTTGTTACTCCTTCAAGTCTATACATCCAATCATTGGATGTACCATAACTTTGGGCAGATTGAATGAAGTCATCATAGGACTCTGTAACGGTCTTGGCACGTTCCAGAATACGTTCATCACCAATGATGGTATCAAATACCTCAGATGGGTCTGAATATATGTTTTTAATAATGTATGTGTATGAACGACTATGGATCATCTCCATAAATCCCCATACTTCCATACATGCCTCAAGTTCTGGTAAAGAACAATAAGGAATGAATGCCATACCAGGTCCACGACCTTGAACAGAATCAAGCATAATCTGATACTTCAAATTAGAAGTGTAGATATGTTTCTGTTCAGGACGTAGAGTTTGATAGTCACCGCGATCCTTCTGGAGGGAGACCTCTTCGGGTCTCCAGAAGTATCCAAGTTGTTGAGTGGTCAGTTTATCGAAGATAGGATATTTGTATGAATCATATCTCTGAACCCCAAGAGGTTTTCCAAAAAACATTGGTTGTTTTTTGGTATCCACTTTTTCAGTATTAAAAACAGTCATTCCCTTAATATTTGTAGATTCTTCTGTTGAAGAAATTTTAAACTGCACAGGATTCACACTCTCCCTCCTCTACTGAACTTAACTCACTTAGCAAATCTTGAAGATTGGGTTTCTCTTCTACTACCTCATCAGTCTTAATATCATAAGTGTTTTGGTAGTAAGAAGTTTTCCACCCGTACTTGTATGTAGTCAAAAAGTCATTTGCCATTACTGACACAGGAACCTCATTGTCCGGATAGTTTTCTGGATTATAACTCCAGTTACCAGAAATTGCCTGATCAAAGAATTTTTGCATCACCGCAACAACATTGATATAACCAGTGTTATTAGGCATGTCCCAAAGAAGAGTATAATCATTTTTGAGAGTCTGGTATTGTGGAACAATTTGTTTGAGTGGACCTTTCTTTGACTTCTTAACGGACAAGTATCCGCGAGGAGGTTCAATTCCATTGGTTGCGTTTGACACAACGGAACTGCTCTCCGATGGCATCTGTGCAGACAATGTTGAGTGTCTGAGACCGTGTTCAAGAATAGATGTTCTAAGACTTTCCCAATCATGCTCTAGAGAAACAGAAGAAACTTCGTCAACTTCTTTTTTATATGTATCAATTGGAAGAACACCGTCAGCATACTTAGTACGACCAAAGTATTCACAGTGACCTTTCTCTTTAGCAAGTTGATTAGATGCTTTCAAAAGATAATATTGGAAAGACTCCGAAAGACCATGAACTGCATCCCATGCCTCTTGAGAATCATAATTATACCCAAGTTTTGCCAAATAGTGTGCAAGACCAATAAACCCTATACCAAGTGAACGGCGCGCCTTAGTGGCGATTTCTGCCGCTGCCACGGGGTATTTTTGATAGTCTATCAACTCATCCAATCCACGAACCGAAAGATCACAAAGTTCCTCTAGTTCATCATCAGACTTTACTTTTCCAACATTGATAGCAGAGAGAATACACAGAGCAATCTCACCCATCGAATCATCAATGTGTTGAATAGGATCAGTTGGAAGAGTAATCTCTTGACAGAGGTTACTCATGTTTACTTTGTCTTTAAATGATGAATGGGAGTTGCAGTGGTCAATGTTCATAATGTAGACACGACCCGTTTCCGCACGTTCCTTAAGAAGGTTAAGGATAAGTTCTTGCGCTTTAACAGTTTTTTTCTTAATGGACGAATCCTTTTCATATGCACAGTAGAGCTCATCAAAACCAGGGAGTCCAAAGCGATCATAAAGTCCAGGTACATCATGCGGGGAGAAAAGCGTGATCTCACCATCTTGAATAAATCTTTCATAGAACAACTTACTGATTTGAATGGAGTAATCAAGTTTGCGGACACGATTATCTTCCGTTCCCTTGTTGTTTTTAAGAACTAGGATATCTTCTATTTCTTGGTGCCAGATTGGGAAGTGGACTGTCGCGGATCCACCTCGTATGCCATTCTGCGTGCAGCATCGGACAGTTGCTTCAAACTTCTTGAGAAATGGTACAACACCCGTGTGTTGAACTTCTCCCCCTCGGATCTTGCTGTTGATGCCACGGATTCTACCAGCGTTGATGCCGATTCCCGCCCTCTGTGCAACGTATCGACCAATAGCCATATCAGAGCTAAAGATAGAATCGAGGGTGTCATCAACATCAACAAGAACACAACTAGCAAATTGTCTAAGTGGCGTTCTAACTCCTGCCATGATGGGAGTTGGGATGTTGATTTTGTGCTTGGAGATTGCGTCATAATACCTCTTGACATATGACATTCTGGTTTCTTTTGGATACTCTGCAAAGATAGTCAGAGCAATCATCATGTACATAAATTGGGGAGTTTCATATACTCCACCACCACTTCTATCTTGAACAAGATACTTGTCAACAACTTGACGTAGACCAGCATAGGTAAACAGATAGTCCCTATCATGGTCAATATATGAATCCGCTTTTAAGATTTCTTCTCTAGAATACTTATTAAAAATATCATTATCATAAACTTCTTGATTTACACAATTATAAATGTGATCTTCAAGAGTTGGAAGTTCTTTCATCTTCCCATAAAGTTGTTTACGAACAGCAAACAAAAGAAGACGAGCAGCAACATATTGATAGTTGGGGTGATCAAGATCAATCAAATCTGAAGCAGAACGAATCAGAATCTCCTGAATTTCTGCAGTTGTAATTCCATCATAAAATTGAATACCAGAAGTCATTTCAACTTGACTTGCAGATACACCTGCAAGACCCTTACACGCTTCTTCGACCATCAAGTGCATTTTTTCCAGGTCAAGAGATTCAATTCGACCATCGCGTTTTTTAACTTTTGTACCGTTGCTCATATTTTCTTCCAAGTAGTAAATTTTAGTTTTGCTTCTAATCCAGAGTAAGTATTTGATTCTATCACAGACTGAACATCTAGTCCAGACAAAACCATATCATTAATGTCCTTTTCTTTTATTGTTGAAGGCCAGATGACAACTTTTTGTCCGTTTCCAATAACGCGGGAGATTCTTGATACGATTTCTGAATTACGTGGTTCGTTATCGTATATCCAAACACAATCGCAAATATCCCACTTAGAAATATCACCGTCAGCTCCGCAAAGAGCAATCGAGTTGCGAATGAAAGTGGAATCGAAGGGACCTTCTGTGATGTAGATAGTTTCACTTTTTTCGACTTCATCGAGACCATAGATTTTTGGTGCTTCATCATCAATCATTATAGTAATGTATTTTACCTTACTGGGACCAAGTGATCTTCCTTGAAATCCGACTAGATTATTTTGATAAAACAAAGGAATAATAATCCTTGGTTCATCTTTATCTGTACTGTCGAATGTTGGTCGAAGAGAATTGGTCCACTCCTTAAATTTTTCGGTGTAATAATAGTTATCTGGATTTAATTTTCTACTTTCCAGATAACTTTTTGCGTTAGGATTTGTTGACGCTTTTGGTAGATCAAGTTTAGGTTTAAACTTTGGCGTATCAAATTTAAATACTGGTTCATCTACGATAAAGTTTCTACCGGTGTGACCTTCTTTAAATTTCTCAAATGTATACTGTTTATGAATTGCAGTGTCTATTTGTTTTAGAAAATTATTAAAAGATACATTAACTCCACAGTTATGGCACTTAAAGTTTGTATTATTCTTTACCTGATAAAGGTATCCTCTTGCCTTATTCTTATTCTTTTGAGAATCTCCACAAATAGGACAACGAAGATTATAAAGATTATGTTTAATCTTTTTAAACTTTTGAAATCTGGAAGAAATCAAATTGATGTATTTAACATCAACAAAATCCATGACAATACATTGAGGAGTCTACTTATTCTACCAGATCACTGAGTCTTGTCAATGCACAAAACGGTTATAAGTCCTGTCCATTTTATAACCGAATTTGTAATTTTCTGAAGCGAGTAGATAGTGGTTTTATTTTTAGTTTTCATTGGCATTAATGCCAACACTTGATTATTTAGTTTTAACTTGTTCTGATAATGAATTTACTGAGGAAGTTATAAAATCTGTTACAACTGGAACAAATAATAAAGCAATTGCAACTACTCCTGCTGCCATCCATTTGAACCTGGAAAGTTCGTCCACTTTAACTTCCAACTTCCCCATCTTTTCATTAATATCTTCATCACTTCTGGCACAATTAAAAATTCTTTCATCATGAACTGCAAGCATTTTGCAGATATTTTGATTTGTCTCACTTAAAGTTTGAATGGCAGCGTCAACACGTTCTACCATTTCTTCATGAATTTTTACTCTTTCTTCAAGAACTGCAACTTTAATCTTTGAGTCTTGACCAAACATTGATTTACTGCGATGGTTTGTTTTTCATCCAGCGTTTGCGGGATCCCACTCCTAAAGATGCATATTTTTTTCTTCTTGACAATCCCATTACAGGATCAAATCCAGCTGTTGGTCCTTTTGGATCAGAAGAACCAGAGAGTCCACCAGAACCTCCAGGAGCATTTGCAACCATTTGTTCTCTAATTATTTCAATTATCCTGTTCAGTTTCTTCTTTTCCATTGTAGATTTTATAGAGTTCAGAGAGACAGTAGATGTCAACTTGAATATCATGAATATAACATTTTGGATATTCTGGTAACTTACCAAGGAAAATTATGAAAGTTTTCATTGCAGACCACAACTCTTTTTCAATCTTATAAAAAAGCATTGGAGTTGTTGCCTCACCAAAAATATTATAAAGAATAATAAAATGATTAAGAAGTAGATGAGTTTTTAACTGACCAGTATTCTTATATCGTTTCAGTAGTCTTTTAATGTATTTGAAATGATTTAAGTCCTTTTCAAAATCTTCCTTAGTTACTGCCTGAGGATTCTCATAATATTTAATTGCAAATAAGAGGAAATTATCCTCATTCAATTCATTAAAAATCATACTAAACTATATCAACCTTCTGGTGTTGGATAGATAATTGATTCACCAAATCCATCAGTTGCAGTGTTAATGCCAGACATTGCAACAAGAACTTCTTTCTTAACTCTCAGTTCTCCTTCAGCTCCCATGTAGGTTGTAACACCAACCCAACCCTGATGATCAACACTGTATGATCCAACTGTTGTTGTTGAAATTCCATAAACTACAGCATCATAGTCAGTGTTTACTTGACTGAAACGAGAATCTAAAGTTGTATATTTTGGTAGTTGACTTACTTTAAATGCAGCACCAGCAATTGCGGCCCCACTTAAACCAGCAGTCGATCCAATTGTCAACTGAGTAGTACTAGCAATGCCAACAATTACAGCGTCACCAAAATATGTTCCGCCGCCACCACGAGTTCCAAATCTGATTACGTCACCTTCTTGTGCAGCACCAGTTTGACCAAAAGTTGTACCAGTTCCAGTTACGGTCAAAGTAGCATAGTTTAATGATACTGTACCACCAGAACCAACGGCATCGTTATTACCCCAGAGTGCCATGTCTTTCTTCCGTATTGAATAATTTGCTAATAATATTTATAAAAAGAGAGACCTTACTTTTGGTCTCTCTTACGTAAGATAGTTCTTAAAAAGTTAGTTATAAGATCTAGTAAACCATTTTCTTCAAATTTTTTTGTTTTTGATAACCACTCAGAGGCAGTTAACAATAAACCAAGAACAATGGTTACTCCCCAATTAGTCACAAAGCAAGTAATCATGCCTGTGGTGTAAAGAGTTTATCTTTTACAAGATCATAAACGACATTATCAATACTGTTATCAGTACTGTCCACATACTTCTTGAGCAGGTCTAGAACAAGGTTCTTGACTGCTGGATGTGTCGCAATTTGAATCAGAAGTGGTTTTACCACCGCAACTACTGCACCCATAATGTCCTCCTATAAAGAGTATCCTTCTTTATTTAGGAATTCAAGCGGTAATATCAGTATCTACTCCCTTAGGTGCAGATCTTAATGCTTGAAGTTTTCTTTGAAGAATTTGTACTTCCTGTTGTCTTTGTCTATCTTTTTGTTGAGCAATCTTTTTTTGAGACTGATCAGGTTTTTGAGTTTTTGGTTGAATCTCAAGTGCCTGTTCGGCAATCCTTTTAGCCATCTTTGTGGCAGTAGCGTACATCACTTCTTTTCCACGACCAGGATATCTCTTTTCAAAGTCTGCAGCTTTGTCTTTCATTGACTTTACAATTCTTTCCTTTTCTTTTGTTTCAGCAGAAGTCAATGTTTTTTCATCAAGAACAGTTTCTCCTAAGTGAGATGCTGCCTTATATCCCTTATGGCCTGCTTTAAATTTTTGATAGGCAGGAGTATTTGCTTTTTTATCAGCAGCAGTAACTACCATTCTTTTATCTTCGGGTTCCTTAGGAGTTCCCCCATAAACTGCTTCACTTCTAACACTTGCAAGAAGATCATCTAACTTAGACTTTCTCTTTCTCTTTGGTGCAGTTGCTGCAGGTGCCTTTGCTTTTGGTGATGATGTTTTCTTTTTCTTTGCCTTTGGAGGAGTTGTTGCACTTCCCTCCCAAGGGTCAGAAGGTTTTTCTGCTTTCTTTTTGGTTGGAGGAGTATAAGAACCACTGCTTACCTTTTCTTTTCGTCCTGCACCAACATTTCTATATCCACCAGAACTTTTTCCTGCAGTTTGATATTCACGATTATTACGCATTATCTCTTCGTGACCCTTTGCAGTATTTCTTTTTGCGTGCTTTTCATTAGTGTCTGCTCTATCTGCAATTTTTGTTGCAGCAGCAGCTACTTTTCTTGCACCAGAGGATACTGCTCTTCTCGCAGCACTCTTAGCACCACGAACTTTACTAGAAAGTTTTTGTCTTGCAAGTCTTCCAACTGCTGCAACTAAGTTACCTCTTTTCTTTTTCCCGCTAGGAGTATCATGACCAAAAGTTACTTTTGCTTCTGAAAGTGCGAACTCAATTGCTTCTTCAATATCATCCTCTTCATATCCTTCATCAAGAAGTTCATCATAAACACTTTCTACAATGAAATCTACTTCATTAATCTCAACCATCTCAAGAAGAGTTCCACCAAGATTTTCTACAGCTTCACCTAAGTTTAGTTTTGGGTTAATATCAATTTTGTTATTAACTTTCTTTTCAGAAATTTTTATATCCTCACTCTTATCTTTTGAAATCTTATCAACGACTTCAATCAAATCTTCTCTCCAGTTTGAGTAACCTTCTTTTGCAATTACTTTTGAACGAACCTTTCTGCGGTTCTTTAAGTAAGCATCAGACTTATCAACATCACCGTCGTTATCAATATCATCATCTTCCTTACCAACAGGATCCAATGCTTCCTTGTGAGTAATTGCTTTACCGATTGCTGCTCTACGCTTCAAAAGATACTTATCAGACTTTGTATTCTTCTTACCGTCATTATCAACATCATCATCTTCCTTACCAACAGGGTCTAGTGCTTCGTCAAACTTCTTTCTAGCAGCAGCGGCCATATCTTTATATGCTTTTGTTTTCTTCATATCTTCTACCGCTTTCTCATTTGCTTCACGACGCTTTTTCATATTAGTTTCAAGATGTGAAGTCTCATCAATCTCAAACTCCTCTCTTTGTGCTTTTGCCATTTTTGGAGCACTTGCAGGATGAGTATCCTTATAAAAAGTAGGTGATCTACGTGCCTTATCTGCCTCTTGCTTTGATCTCTTTGCTTTTTCATAAGTCTGCTGCATTTTACTGAAGCGTGTAGTCGCTTTCTTTTCATCATCACTCACTTGAGGGACAGGTTCATTTTTTAGTGGTTTTCCATACACAGAACCCTTTCTTGCCTTTTCCTTTTGCGTTTCAACTTTCTTAAAAGGAAATGGTTTTTGTGATTCAGAAACAGCAACCTGCTCCAAATAAACCTTGGAGATATCATTCAGAGGATTAATAGACATCTTAATTAAGCACTTACTTTACTTTTTCTATACTTATTTATGAAATTCAAGAATGCCTTACCACCTGGTTGAAGATTTTCTTTTCCTAGAGTAGAACCTGGAGTTTGTTTGGCTGCATACTTAAGATAACCAGTTGTTCCTGCAAGAGTATTGGGTTTTCCAGGAGTTCTAAACATTCTATTCATTTTCACTTCTGTGTATTCCATTACATCCTTAATCCAAGACTTAAACATATAACCTTCTTCTGTTACACAGATTAGATGATTGGTTCCTCTTCTCATTACTTCACCAATCAAACCAGTGTTGAGGTTTTGAACTCTATCACCGATTCTAAAAATCTTTCCCCTTACATAATTCTCACGAAGATTTCTCATATCATACT